GACCTAATTAAATAATAGGAGTTGGCATGGAATCAAGACTAGTTAAAATCACGAGATCGGCTATCAATGCCGCATTAAAGCCTTTTTGTTTACGCATAAATCCAAAAGATAAACTGAGGGTTAGAGTGACTAGCGAAAAGGTTTACGTTACAAACTACCCAGCACACTATACAAGCACAGATCATGCCATGCTGAATCAGCAGATTGAGTGCTATAGGATTAGCTTGTTCGGTCTTAGGCAATATGGGTTATTAGGGTTTTCAGATAGGCCATACAGAAGTACAAAGGAAATGATTAGTGGAGCTAGAGATACTTAATTACCGCCCATTTATCACTTATGCTACAATAAATAAAAACACTAGGATTTGGAATGGCAACGAAGAAAGCAGCACCGAAAAAGAATAGAGCGGCTATGACCGGCGTAAAAAACAAGCCCCGAAAGAGATCGAATAATGGCAAACGAAAGTAAGAATGGTTATACCCTGGCATTAATATTAATAACAATCGGGCTTTTCTCTTATTTTGCAGGGAATATGGGAATACATATCATCGATAGCATTGATACTGAAGCTATTAGCAACGAGAAAGCAGATTTTTACACGGTGTTGCTAACTTTTACGCTTTGCTACGGCATGGGCGCATTGCTTGATTTTATGTGCAGACACTTAGTTGCCCTATTTCCAGTCAAGAGATTAAAGCTAACACGCAATATTATCATATCGTGTTACTTGGCGATAGCTGTCCACTTAGGCGGCGCGATTTCATATATGTCGGTGTGGTTTAATATAGACAATGGAATTTTTTCAATTGCCCCAAATTTTCATTATGAGGCATTGATAGGATTATCATTAATACAAGCATTGCTATTTTTGACATATTGGATCGATGAACGTGTGGGAATTTCTGACAGCATTACAATTTTCAATAGTTCTATCTTGGATAGCTTGGGTCTTGTACGTAGCGGTAGAGAGGTTGATTAATGGAGGATACAGAGAGAATTATCAACAAGTTAGACGGTCATACCGAAATGATGACAAAGATGAGTAATGAAATAACACTAACTAGCGCATCATTAAGAAACCAAAAAGAAGATATTGACACATTATTTGATAGAGACAGAGAAAAAACAAAGTCTATTCATGAAATAGAGAAAAGCAACATTGAATATGACACAAAATTAAAAACGGTAGCGAGAGCATTTATATGCGCTAGCGGCGTTATTACCTTAATTTATGGGGCTATTAATCTGTGGATTGGAATAGCATGATATACACATGCCGCAATCACAACTACATAAACAAGGTTAAAACTTCAAATAATGCTGTGATAAAGTTCAAGCAGTGCAAAGAGTGTAAATTATCTAAGATCGTTGCAGCTTTTGAAAAGGTTAGTAAGAACTAACAAAACAAAAAGAATAGGCTTAAAAATGAATAAAATTGATTATACAGTTTCAATACCCGACACAGCACCTGCTAGGGCCGCTATTGATGATATGGCTAGCAAGGTAACAGCTGCACAGGAAAGAGCAGAGATTAACGCAAAGAAGCGAGAAGAACCAAAAGCGCCCCCTTTAGAGGCTAAATCTACTGATGAGGAAACCAATGGAAACCAAGAAGAAAAACCCAAGCCCAAAAAAGTCGGACGACCCAAAAAAGTCAAAGCCGAAGACTAAAGAGCCTGAACAGGTTACTGAAGAGCTAAAAGAGGCTCCACAAGGATTTCCAGTTAGTCGATTCTGGGAGGCAAGAACTACAGTAGGAAGAAATAAGTTATTTTCTACTCCTTCGGTATTGGAGGAGGCTTGCCTTGAATATTTCCATTGGAATGCTGATAACCCACTTCATGAGATGAAACCATTCGCTTATCAGGGCGAGGTCGTACAGGCTCCAGTACCAAAAATTAGAGCAATGACCCTATCAGGTCTCTGTACATTCCTTGGTATTAGTAGGCAAGTTTGGTACGACTATAAAGAGCATGATGGAGGTGTATTTCTTGACATCATAGGCATGGTTGAGCAAGTGATGTATGAACAGAAGTTTACCGGCGCTGCTGCTGATATGCTTAATGCCAATATAATTGCTAGGGATTTAGGCCTTACTGACAAGAAAGACATCACCAGTGCAGGAAAGCAAATACAAAACGAATACCATATTCATCCAGTGACTACAGACAAAAATGGCGAAGATTGATCTAAGGATAATCGAGAAAGCTGCTTGGTTGCTGTCTAAGCCTAAGCGAATAAAAATCCTTGTCGGTGGCAGGGGTTCGGCTAAGTCCATATCTATCGCTGATGTAATGATCATGTTCGCAGACCAAGGCCAGCGCGTTTGCTGTTGTCGTGAGTTCCAAAACTCAATAGATGATTCTGTGCATGAATCAATTAAGGGTGAAATTGATCGTATGGGTATTGAGTCATTTGATGTTCTAGAAACCAAAATAAGAAACCCACACTCAGGCGGCGAAATATTCTATAAAGGATTAGCTCGCAATATATCAAGCCTTAAGTCTATCTCTGGTGTTGATAAGCTGTGGATAGAAGAGGGTGAAACTGTATCCTCAAAATCACTCAAAGTATTAACCCCATCTATTCGATCTGATGCTTCAGGTAATGAAGATGGCGAAATGCCTGAGATATGGATAACCATGAACCGGCGATCTAGTGCTGATGCAATTGCAGAGAAATATCTATCAAGGGCTGAGGCTGATCTTGCTCGGGCTGGTTACTATGAAGATGATCTAATGATGGTAGCTCAGGTTAACTACGATGAAAACCCTTGGTTTCCCCCAGAGCTTGAGCTTGAGCGGTCTGATGATTTTAGGTTATTGCCCAGAGCTGAATATGATCATATTTGGAACGGTACCTATAATGACTCTATTGAAAATGGGCTAATTAAGGCTGAGTGGTTTGATGCATGTATTGATGCTCATGTTAAATTGGGCTTTAAGCCGTCCGGCGCTATTGTGACAGCGCATGATCCATCCGAGTCGAATGATGCTAAGGGTGTGATAACTAGGCATGGCTCTGTATTCATTGCCGGTGATGAGATCATGGTGGGCGATGGTAACGCTGGTTGTGATTGGGCTTGTGATGTTGCTATCGGACAAAGAGCAGACTTTTATACTTGGGATTGCGATGGGCTTGGTATTACTCTTAACCGTCAAACTGAGCAAAATCTAGCCGGTAAGAAGATGGAAGTTGTTCAATTCAGAGGCTCGAATTCTGTTGATGATCCTAATGCGCCTTACGAAGAAGTAACCCATGCAAACATTGATAAACGAAACCAGAAAACCCAAGCGGAAACATATTTTAATCGGCGCGCACAATTTTATGGGCGTTTGGCTGATAGAATGTATCGAACATATTTGGCAGTTGAAGAGAAGCAAAGAGCATTAAACCCTGATGAGTTGATTAGTTTTTCATCAGATATGGTGGGGCTTAAAGCACTCAGGCATCAATTAACCAGGCTACCAGTAAAACCCAATGGATCTGGAAAAATACAGCTTCTTGATAAGGCAGCGATGAAGAAAATGGGCATAGAATCGCCAAATCTAGGCGATTGCGCTATGATGTCAATGATGATGCCTAAAATTAAGAAAACTTATAAACCCATAAAGCAAAAGTCTGCATTCAGGTAATTACATGCAAGAAGAATATGATACTTCTGAAGAAAAAACAGAATCAAATAGTGAGTATATTTATCCGTGGAGTGACTTTGATGACTTTAAGTTAATGCTAGAAACCTCACAAGAGGCCGATACTGACCAGCGCCAAAAGGCTAGAGAGTGTATTAACTTCACTACTCAGGATAAGGGCCAATGGGAGGATGATGTTGCTAGCACATTTGATGACGAAGGCAGGCCCATGTATACGTTTGATAGAACTACCCCGTTAATTGATTTAATTGTGGGTAAGATTGAACAGTCTGAATTTTCTCCCAAAGTTTACTCTAATGGTGATGAGGCCGATAACGGATTGGCTGAGATACGCAACGGCATGATTCGAGCGGTAATGAATGCTTCTGACGTACCCTTTCAGCTTAAGCGTGTGGCTAGAAAGCTATGCCACACTGGTTTTGATGTTCTTAGGTTGCGCCATGATTACATTAGCGAGGAATCTTTTGATCAAGATTTAACGATTGAAATGGTTCCTAATGCTATAGATAGGGTCTGGTTCGATCCTAATTCAGAAGAGCAAGATCATAGTGATGCTGAGTGGTGCGTAGTATTGCAAACCATAAGCAAAGAGCGATTTAAAAAAGAATTTGGAAAAGATACACCGTTGCCTGTCTCAGTAAGTCAAGATAGATCAAGCGATTACTATGACGAAAACAAAGCGGAAAAGCTTCTTATAGGCGAGGTTCTTTATTATAAATATGAGAATGTTGATATATCGCTTCTATCGAATGGTGATGTTGTAGATTCTGATGACGCTGACGAGGCCATAAAAAATACAGAAGACGACATTACAAAACTTAAAGTAATGGAAACCAGAAAAGTTAAGCGGCCTAGAGTTTATTCGCGCATGTTCTCTGATGGTGATTGGCTCAAAGAAGAAAGAGAAACGGCTTTTGCTATGCTGCCGGTAATACCTTTTTATCATTGCTTCGACATTATTGAAGATAAGAAGGTATGGCGTCGAATTGTTGAGAAGCTAATGGATGCTCAGAGGGTGCTAAATTACGCAAAATCAGCACAGGTTCAACAGGTGGCGCTTACGCCCCCAGAAAAAATAGTTATTAGTACAGAGCAGCTTGATGGTGTAGAAGCGGCAGTATCTGAGCTTAATGTTTCACTTGATCCAATATTTGCATATAACCATGTAGAAGGCCAACCGCCACCATATAAGCTATCTGGATCAGTTGTTAACCAAGGACTCATGGCTATAGCTCAAGATTCAGCAAATGATATTGAGGCCATTGCAGGGTTGTACGCTGCTAACATGGCTAAGAATGAAGGGCTTCAGTCAGGTGTTGCTCTAGAGATACAGACGGAGCGCGGCGACCTAGGAAACTCATCATTCTTTGTTGATTTAGCTAAGGGTGTTACTCGGCTTTGTCAGGTTATGAATGATACATTCTCGCGTGTGCATGATGTACAAAAGAAAGTCCAATCAAAATCTGAGGACGGTACTAGCGAATACATCGAGCTTAATAAACCTGTATTTAATGAAGAAACCAACAGATACGACATAGAGAATGACATGACAACAGGCCAATTTACTGCAATTTGCAGAATGGGGCCGATGTTTACTACTCGACGATCAGAGACAAGATCAGGTTTGATGGATTTGTACACAGTACTTCCTGAAACGGCTCCCCTTACCTCTGATATATTCGCAAGCACAATAGATTCGCCTGGGATGGATCAAGCTACAGAGCGACTGAGGATGACGCTAGTGGCAAGCGGTCAAATACCAGAGAACCAATTATCTAAAGAAGAGAAGGCGGCTATACAACAAGCGCATAAAACTCAAGCTAATACTAAAGAAAAGGATAGCACCGATCCATTAGAGCAATTAATGGCTGGCCAATTGTCTGTAGAGCAGTTTAAGGCTCAAAATGATGCGGCTGTTGATCAATTTAAAGCTGAGACTGACGCTAAACTTAAGGAGGCGCAAACCAGAAAGGCGATTGCTGAAGCCGAGGCCACCGAGCTTGAGACTGATATGAAAGAGGCTAGGGTTATCGGTGTTTTAAGCAATGATGAGGATGAAGTTAATGCAAGATGATATTTCATACGCTGATATATTTAAGCCTGTTGATGGTCGAGTATTTGAGGTTGATTCACCATCCGAGAATATAAGCTATTCCGATATATTCATGAGTGATAAGAAAGCATCACCTGATTACTCGGAAGCTGCCTCAGTTTTTGCCAAAAAGCGATTAGCAAGAAAGGGAGTTTTTGATAAAGAAAAAGATTCCTTTATAGGTGATAGCTAGCGCTTATTGGATTTAGCATCATCATAGTGCTAAACTATTATTAAATCGACTTGGGGCGATTCCCTCATGAGCTAATCGAAAGGTGAGCATAGATGTTTGGTACAAATGAAAATACATTGCTGAATGACGCGACTATTGACTCTAGCGAAGAGATAGCCAGTGTTAGTGCAGATACGGCAGCTGCTAAGGTAACTGAGACCGATAATAACTCAGATGATAATGGCGTTGAGGTTAATGATGTAGTAGTTGATGAGGCTGAAGTAGTGGCCGAAACCATCGAAACAGAAAAACCTATATTGCAACAAAGTGCGATTGATAAACGATTTGGAAAAATAACTGCTGAAAAGCACGCGCTCAGAGCGAGAGCCGAGACCGCTGAAAAGGGAAGGATTGAGGCACAACAGGAACTAGATAGGCTGAAGTTAGCCACTTCTGACCCTGTGCTAGCACCACATCCTGATCTTGCTTACACTGATCCTGATGAATTTCAGAAACAGAATGCAGCGTATTTAGACAGTCGTGTTAAAAGTCAAACTGACGCCATGAGATTAGAGGCACAGCAAAAGATTACTGAGGATAGTGAGCAGGAATATCAAAAAGCCTCATATCAAAGGCTTGATAACACTGCAAAAGAATTAGGCATTTCGTCAGAACAGATGGAACAAGCAGCGCAAGTAATACTAAATTCTGAGGTTAGTGATAATCTTAGAGACATGCTAGTACAGCATGAAGTGGGGCCAGCGTTGATGGTTCATCTAGCTAAGAATGAGGCTGAGTTTAGTGTCTTGAATGACATTTCAAACCCTTTATTGTTGGCGCGAAGTCTTGATGCTCTTCAGGATAAAGCTGTAACTCGAAAAACTAGCAGCGCTCCGGCACCGCTTCAAAAAATTTCAGGCTCTTCAGCGAAAGAGCAAGACGATTTTGACAAAGCATTGCCAGGGGCCATAATTGAATAATAAATTTTATGGAGGCCTATCATGGCTAATAATTTAAATAGTAATGTAAGCGCAAAATTGTTGCGCAAATTCGCGCCAGGCTTTATGTCTGATCTTGTATTATGCAAAACCGTTGATTCTAACTTACTTGCAGGCGAGTACGATGTCGCTTCAGGTGATCAGGTATCAGTCAAGCGACCCCACCAATATCAAGCAATTGAAACTTCTGATGGTGATCTTAGTGGAGACCTGCCAAGCAATATCATATCTGCACAAGCTACGGCCACAGTTCAGCCAATGATTAGCGTATGGATTAAATGGAGTCAAATTGAGGAGGCTTTAAAGTCTGATCAGTGGGACAAAATAACAAACCCAGCTCGCGATACAATGGTTACTCGGTTAGAGAAAAACCTTGCGGCCTATATGCTTAAAAATGCCGCGTTAACGTCAGGAACTATCGGAACTGCTATTGATGCATGGTCAGATGTTGCGTCGATGGGTACATATATGTCTGATTTAGGCTGTACTAGTCAGGTTTGTGCGGCTCTTGATCCTTGGAGCGTTCAAGGTTTGGCTGATGCTCAGAAAGGTATAGCCTCTGGCGATGCGCTTGTTAAGTCGGCATGGGAACGTGCCCAGATTTCAGGCAACTTCGGCAATGTAATGCCATACACTTCAAACGCTTTAAGCGCTCACACAATGGGTACGGCTTCAGGTGCAGTAGCTCTTGCCGCCTCTCCTACAGTGACATATACAGCGCTTAAAGATACCTACAACGTTGCTTTATCAATAGATGGGCTTGGTGCTGGTGAGACAATTACAGCAGGCACTCAGCTTGAGTTCCCCGCTACATTGATGCTAAATCAACAAAGCAAAGAGCAATTAGTTAAAAATGGCGCTGGTATTCCTTTTACTGGTACTGTGCTTGCTGATGCTACTGCTGATGGTGCAGGCGTTATTGCTGTTACTATCTCAGGCGCTCCAATCTTTGATGCAACAAACCCTCAGTATAATGTTGTTAATCGTGCAATTGTTGATAATGATGTAGTTAATATCTTGGGTACTGCCTCAACCGTTTACAAGCCTAGCTTGTTTTATGCCAAGGATGCTTTTGGATTAACTACTGTTAAGCTTCCTAAGCTGAATGGCTGGGATAGTTCAGTGTTTAGTCATGAAGGTTTTAGTCTTCGTGCTACACAGTCAAGCGATCCGACTACAGGCGTACAGGCAATGCGCTTAGACTTGCTCCCTGCTTTCTGTACGTTCCAGCCTCATCTTGCTGGGCAAGGCGCGGGTTATTAAGCTAACCTACTAGGAATGGGGGGAGCAATCCCCTCATTTTTATATCATGGCTACAGCACAATCATATATAGACATTATTCTGCGTTACACTGGCGAGCTTACTGATTTTTCAATAGCCACGCCAGACGCTAGAAATAGAGCTTTAGATAAACTTAACGAATATATAGAATTATTACGTGATAAGGGATGCTCGTTAAATTCATCTCAAACAGAAATAACAAACGAAAATCAGAACGTTAACTTTCCATCGTATGCCCGATCGTGTATTGAATTAAATACAGCTCAGATATTGTGGGGTATCATCAATCCTTCAGTTCCTTATCAGCATATGAGAGCGGCTAAAAAATCACAGGCCTACATAATGTATAAGCATGGCCCTAGTCGAAGTGCTAAGTTTCCTGGTACGCTACCTAAAGGCAATGCAAACAGGGATAGAGGCTATGGAAACTCTAGGGTTTTGTATCCTGATCATGACCCACGAATGTATACTGATGATTCAGGTGAATTACTTACTTCTACCGGCGAAAATATATTTACAGAGGATTAAATGACAAAGTTATCTCAGCTGTCAAAAGTAGGAAACCCATCAACATTAGACTATTTTATAATGGTTCGCGGATCTGGTGGTTCATCTCAAGACGTTCAAGTGTCTTTTGAAGATATGGTTTCTACACTAGGCTTGGAGGTTATTCCTAGAGAGAAAGTGTATCAGATAACCTTTGCAGATACGCCATTCACAGTACCGGATAAGGTTTGTACTGTCTTTGTGGACACTACAGGCGGTGAGGTTGATGTTAATTTAAAGGCGGTATCACCAGGAAATACCTGCTCACTGATTAGAACAACAGCAGGCGCGAATAATGTGGTTATAGCATCATCATCTAATATTAATGGAGCAGGCACTTATTCACTGACATCGCAATATGATAGAGCCGTAATTAAGGCTAATAGCACTGAATACTTTTTGCTGAGCGAATAGCATGGCTACACCTATACCGTTACCATCAGGATTAAGCGGCGGAAAACGAACACCAAAGCAAAAAGAGGTGATCCGCAATGCTTACGTGCTTAATGATCAGGTGCCGACAATAAGAACTAGGCCAGTCGTTAAGTCTGTGGGGTCTTCTTTGGGGCGATGTAGAGGAATTGGCCTTTTTAGGGATGAACTTTATATGGTCTCAAATGACCGATTAGTAAAGATAACGCTAACTGACCCCAATTTACCCCCATTGAATAACTTAACTATTGATGACTTAGGCGAAATAGGTGGCGAAGCTGAGTGTCAATTAGAAGCGGGATTCACTGAACTATGTGTTATTGTGCGCGGCGGTGCGGGATACGTTTATAACGAAACTGATGGCCTTAGAGAGATAATCGACCCATCATACAAGCCTAGCGTGTATATTGAGTATGATCAGGGTAGATTCGTCTTTGTGCCGTCCTCTGGTGATCCGTTCTTTTGGTCATTGCTGCAAGATCCCGCAAATATTCTGGCAGTTAACTTTGCCGACGCTGAAGAATTCCCAGACTTAAATAAGGTTGTATTCTATCGACGCAAGCAGATATATGTAGGTGGCGGGCGATCGTTTGAGAGAATAATATACAATTCAAAAATAGACACATATGCATCTATTGATGGTGCGAGTTCAGCTTTTGGGTTTATTGGGGGTAAAACCGATTATAATGAAACTTTTATGTTTTTAGGCGTTGGCGAAAATGGTGGCTTTTCAATTTACATGATGAGCGAGTCCCCAAAAAAAATATCGACGCCATCCGTTGATGAAATACTGGGAGAATATACCGCTGATGAGCTAAAAGATGTTACAGCGGCCTCATTTATGTGGGAGGGCGTGGAGTTTGCTTTATTTTATCTACCTAATGAAACGCTATGTTTTTACGGTGGCTGGTCTAAGTGGCACAGCGACACAAAAGAAACTACCACTTGGAGTCCTCAATACTTTCAATTTTGCTATGGTTATATTTTTACTGGTGATAAGGCTCTGCCTACTGTTGGCATTATCTCGGATGGTGAGAAAGAATATGGCAAAGATGTTGATGCGGGGTTTACCACATTTATAAAAACTAGCCCTAGGAATGGCACAATTATTAATAAAGTTTTTGCATCTATCAACCCTGGCGAATCAGGCAATGAGTCATCAATGGGTTTGTCAGTAAGTCGTGATGGTGTTATTTATGGGCCTACTGTTTATAAGTCGATCGGTGTAGTCGGAAACTACGCCCAAGAAATGTATTGGGGGCCGTCAATTATAAAAATGGGTGACTTTTGCGGCTTGGATTTTTCATGGCGCGGAGATATGCAACTTACTTGTGATGGGGTGAGCTTCGAGTGAGAATTTTACCTGATGTATCAGAACGAGCCGTAACAGAACAGGGGCTACTTACTGAGCAGACTAGATTATATCTTTTAGAGCTTAGAGAAGTTTTTGAGGAATCAGGGTCTGGCATACAGAGCATTGTAGAAGGAGATGATATAGGTGTTGACAATACCGACCCTGATAATCCAATTGTTAGCTATACCGGTACAGATTTCACTGACATTATTGCTCAACTACAAAAAACCTTTAGCTGGAAATTCATCCCCGCTGATGAAAACATAACGATAGCGGATACGCAGCAGATGATTGTTGTGGATGGTATAACCATTGACGGAACGCTAGATATTGAAGGAGAGATTGCACTTATATGAGCATTACGTTACTAGAAAAAGATAGTGGGGACGTACCAAACCCTCCTAGCGGAAAGCTAACTCTTTATGCAGATGAAGACGGGAAGCTATATATTCGTGAGCCTGATGGAACTACAACCCCGATTGATGCAAACGCTGACACAATTTATAGTATTAGCTCAGAAATAACAGAAGATAGAACAGTTACATTAAATGGATCTGGGCTTACATTAGACTTTACTGCAATAGATGGTTTGATTCAGTCTTATATAAGACTTAAAAGCACTCAGGCTGGGATTATCGTTAATCCAGATACTGGTGCTGGTGATTTAGCATCATTATTACTGAATACGTCCGGTACAATTGCAGAATTTTTCAATGATATTGATGGTTCTGGGCTTAAATATGCATCAAACATTACCGTATGGGATGGTGACACGCTAATAACTCAAGACAGGGGCGACGGAAGATACGCAACATCAGCCCAAGGTTTACTAGCAGATAGTGCGCTTCAAAACGGAGATAATGTAAGCGAGTTGGTAAATGATGCTGGCTATGTTACAAGCTCAGGGGGGGTAGTTGATTCAGTAACTGGTGACGGGGTAGACAATACGGACCCAGCTAACCCTATACTAAGCTTCCCAGATGCTGACCAGATAGACGACACTAGCACTACTAATAAATTTGTATCGGGTCCATTAATATCATTAATAAATAGCGCGCTTCAAAACGGAGATAATGTTAGTGAGTTGGTTAATGATGCCGGTTATATAACATCAGAGAATGACACGCTTCAAGATGTTTATTCTAGAGGCTCGGACGTTGACATAGACAACACAGAGGGAGCGCTAAAGCTTTCAAGGGGTGTCGGAATAACTGATGCGGCTTTTAATATAGTTCCAAGCACTGTAACTCCATCCACCAATTTAGCCGATGGTGATTTTCATGTAGAAGACGGAACAATCTTCTTATATGACTTAGCAAGAACTAAGTTTTTAAGCTCTCACGAATACTCTTTGCAATTTGGTAAAAATAACGGCGTGGGCAATGAATACTTAAGATTTGGCGGTGATGCCAGAGATGGAAATTCAGGGGCTACATTTCCATTTGATGTAACTATTGTTGCATTTACTCTACAAGGCTCAAATAACACTGGGCAAAGTTTTGACATAGAAGTTGATGGCGTTGATGTTGAGACACTTGTCGCGGTTTCCAGCAAAATATCAGATGACACATTGGATCTGGATGTTGACGCGGGGCAAACTATCAATTTTGTTAAACGAAGGAAAGTTTAATATGTCACACACAGTAATTTTGAAGAATACAACAGCATCACAGATAATTATTAGAGATCTTGCGGGTATGAGAATAGAAGCAAGCAGTCAATATGAAGCATCAAAGAACCGAACGCTCGCAGACATTCAGAATAGTGGCTAAAAACTGACATTAGCAGCGGCGATATAGTTGTAAACGATGGCTCGAATGATTTATCAGTATCTGACGCGCTGGAGCTAGTGACTTCTTATGATCCACATTTTGCTGTCCAATATATCACGTTTAAATCGGCTACAAAGACTTGGCAGTTATCAATTAATGACGAGGGCGGGGTATCGGCTACAAAGACTTGGCAGTTATCAATTAATGACGAGGGCGGGGTAATACCTACTGAGATTGTGTGAAATTATTCAAATATAATTAAATAACAAAATTATGCATCCTGTGCAATAATTAAGCTAGAAAAGGTGGAAACTATGGGTTTATTGGATAGAGGTTCTATTGGCAGGTATCATGGCGACATGGGCGGCAAGTCTGGTTCTCGCGCAGCTAAAGAGGCGGCAGCTCTTCAGGTTAGAGGCTATGAAGATGCGAGCGACGAATATGGCAAGGGCTATGATGGAGCAATAGCTAGATTTGATCCTTATTCTAGCGGCGGTAAAGCTGCAATGCAGCGCATGATTGATGGTTCTACTGCTGAGGGTTACGGCGCATCATTGGAGAATTTAAGCAACTCTCCAATGATTCAGCAAATGATACAGCGTAAAATGAAAGGGATAGGAAATGCTCTTAATGCTGGTGGGTTAAGTCGATCTGGTTACGGTGTTTCAGAAATGGGCGAAGTTACCCCTGAAGAGCTAATGAGAATAGAGGGCGACCTTTATGGCCGCAATGCAAATGTTGCGGGTATTGGTATGAGTGCATCAGGCGCCCAGTCAGGGCTTGATGTTGATAAAACCAATGCACTAGCAAAAATGATACTTGCAAAGTCAGGGGCTAAAGCCTCTGGAGTTCTTGGATCAGCTGCGGCCAAGGTTGCAGGCTCACAAAACCGATACAATGCCATGCATAACGCAGGAACAGCCGTGATGGGTATGTTTAGCCCAGGCGGCGGAGGTGGTGGCGGTACTTCTGATGGTGCTGGATCAGTTAATACAGTTAACCAAAATCAGGGCGAAAGTAATTTTGGCGGATGGAATGAGAATAATTATTTTAATTCTGCACCAGAAGGATCAATGAGGTATTAATTATGGTTGCCATTCCACCGCTAGTAGATTCAAGAGGCTATAAGTTAGTAGCTGATCTGCCTCGATCAAATGACTTTGCTAATGCATTGCAGGGCATGGTTAAAAGAGGCGCGGCAAAAGATAGAGCCTACGAAGATAAAAAAACCATGAGACAGGCGGGGCTGTTGGCTCAGCTATCTCGCATTAGCGATGAAGATCAGTACTCTTCATATCTACAAAACGCCATAGCCAATGCTCAGGATGATGAGGAGCGCGGAGAGCTTGAGCAGCTATCGCAATATGATAGAGCTACAGGGCAGCAAATTGCATCTGGTATGGTTAGGCAAGCTGGCCTTGGTAATATGCTCGCGGCAGAAAGCACAGCTCAAAGCAAAGCATGGGACGTTGGTGAAGATGTTCAGCCTACCGGCGATAAGGATGGTGACAAACCAACATATCAAAGGTATACATTAACAAAAATAATGGGTGATGATGGCATTGAAATAGTCCGCAGCGCAATTGGTGGGCCTGCAACTATTGATCAGATCAATAGAGAGAAATTCTCAGGGGCATTAGCATCCGAGTCTGGAAAAGGCGCGGGATTTGTAAGTACAGCAGGCGAAGTTGGCGACGCAAAAGCAGGCATTGCGGGTAAGGTTGAATTAGCGAAAGGCAAAGCGCAGGTTGAGACAGCAACAGACAGAGCAAGCGTTGACGCTGAGGCCAAAAGGCTTTCTGATCAGGCTACCAACCAAGAGAAAGCTGCTGAAAATGCAATGAATAGAGTCGCATCGATAGGAGTTAAAGTTGCTGCATTGAATGACGCTATTGAAGCGCTTAAGGGTGGGGCTAGAACAGGCCCGATATATAGTAAATTGCCGTCATTCAAAGCTGAGACCATTAAGCTAGAAAAAGCAGCGGCTGATCTAGGCCTAGGAACATTAAGCGAGGCCACTTTTGGAGCGTTAAGTGAAAACGAGTTAAAATTTGTTCTGGAAAAAGACATACCTACAGCCATGAATGAGGTTGATTTACTGGCTCATCTTGAGGGTAAAAAAGCCGCATTTGAGAAAGTTCAGCAAGTCATGCTTCAGGCTTCTAAGTTTCTATCTCAGCCAGGCAATACTCGCGCTATGTGGCTAGAAAGATCTGGCGGGGTTAATACAAAATCAACTGGCATTACTCCAGAACAACAAACCGCGCTAGACGCTAAATACGGGCTTTAATAATGGCGAATGATATTGATCTACTCTATCAGCATCTTGAGGCTACAGATAAAGCGGGTGATACGGTTAAGGCGCAGAAAATAGCGTCAAAAATACGAGAGCTTAAAGCTGCAAAGGCGGCAAGTCCACAAGAAGATCAGATAGCTGTAGGCTTAGAGCCTGCAACATTTATGGCTACCTCTGGCGCTGCGGTTCCTGTCTCTGGATTAGCGGGATTGGCGGGCACTCTTGTACCTGATTCTCTAGGTGGCGATGAGGGAATGGGGGCTAGGTGGCAGGCCGCTACTGAATCCGCACTAACTGACGACATAGACACTCAGCAAGGTAGAAATGAGCTTGAAATAATCGCTAATATGCCTGTTATTAAACAGATGGGGGAGTTTGCTCAAGACTATACTGATGAAGTTAAAAGGAACGTAAGAACTATAGGTGACGGCGGCGCGATAACCGTCCCTAATCCTTTTGGTGAAACTGCTGAGGATGATTTCACTATAGTATCAAAAGAAAATATACCGCTATTACAAACAGCAATTGAGACTGCCGCCACAGCAGGCCCAGAGGCTGCTATGGCTCTTCTTGGGATTAAGGGTGGTGGATTAGCTAGGCAAGGAGTAAAAGAAGTTGCCAACATTGTAGATGAATTTAAGGGGCCTGTATTTGATGCTGCAAAGGAGACTACGGATTCGATAGTTAAGCAAGTTTCAGGGACTCCTGAATATAATATTTATGACGATAAAGGGCTTTTTACACCGGAGTCCGTCGAGATAATTGGAGATATATACAACAAAAGACTATCGGAAAAACCTAGAGTTGCACAGCAAGCAAAAAGACTTCAGGAAGAGGGAAAGCCAGAAGCTGAAATTGAAGCTTTCTTAAAAAGAGCTTTAGATCTTGATGACGTTCTTTCACCTAATGAAATGACTAGACATAACACGTTTAAGGAAACTAATGTAACCCCTTTACGCGCAGACATAACCGGATCAACTGATGACTGGCGTATTCAGCGCGATGCTATGAAGCAAAGCAATGATATATCTAAGCGAGTGGCACAGCAAGATATAGAGCTAAAATCTACCGCTGAATCATTAAGAGAGGGAACGGGCGGGCAGTCTAATATTAATGACCGAAAAGGCACAAGCAAAAGACTGTTTGGACTGATGGATTCTGTTGTTCAAAAATACGATGACGCGACAACCAGAGCATATCAAATGGCGCGTGAAAGATCTAAGGATGGACGAAACATAAAGCTTGATGAGTTAGTAACCACTACCCGTAAAAATCTGGCTTTAAGTCCTGCCGAGGGTTCTAGTGGCGTTCCGAAAACAATAATTAACATCCTTCGACGGGATGGCATACTTCCTGCGGAGGGCTATAAGGTACAAGGTAGAGTTGATGTTGATACTGCCGAAAGGATAAGGCAAGAAATAAACACGCTTTACCCTGACACCAAAGGGCTTGGAAGGGGCATGATTAGGGATATTAAAGAGTCCTTAGATAATGATGTAATGAAGGTTGCTGGCGAAGATGTATTTAAGGAAGCCAGACAGGCTAAAATTGATTACCATAAGCTTATAGAGAGAGAAAAGGGCAAGCGAGACAAAACCAAAAGCTCATTCGTTGAGGAAATTATTAATGAAAAGGTTAGCCCTGAAGATATTATAGATAAGCTGAAAGGCGCAAATGTAAGATTTCCTGATCTTGTCCACTTAAGAAAGTTTTTAGTTGAAAGCTCCGGCACTGAAGGAAAGCAGTTATGGCACGATATGCGCGCTCAGATAATGGAGGACGGTATAACCGCTGCCACAAAAAATATGGGCAAGCAAGAAGGTGGCGTTCAAGTATTCGATGGAATCGCATTTAAAAATCATGTTTATGGAGCAATCGGCGGAGTAGATAACGCTCAGCGTAGGAATTTATTTTTTAATCCCGATGAGCAGTCTTTAGTTAATAACATTGCTGAAATTAAGAAATTGCGTACGGCTCCAGGTGCGGTTCAATCTGGATCAGGTGCATCAGGGTTTGCAATAGAAGAGTTATTGCGGGAAGTGCAGGCTCAAGAAACTTTCGCCGGTGTGCCATATCGAAAAATGGGGCGCGGCGCTAAGTGGCTACATGGAGCATTAATGAATAGGACTAACCGAAAGAACGTTAAGGCCCCAACTCGACAAACAGACGCGGCAATTAAAAAGCAAATTGACGAAAACCAACAAAATTAAAACGGTGCTATAATGTGTTTTATATATCAAGAGGTTATTTAGATGTTTATTAGAACTGCACCATTTTGGTCGCTTCCATCTGGAGCAGCTGCAAAAGATTGCCTAGTGTATATTGGCCTAAAGAATACAGACCCAACAATACCCGCTAATAAACTTTCTGTTGTTAATGGTTATGGTGGGGCTGCTGTATCAAATCCATTTCATATAAATAGCGCAGGAAAGCCTCGAAATACTAATGGCGAAGCTATCAATCCTTATATATCAGAGAATGAATACAGCCTAACATTCACCTCTGAGAATGGCGCGTTTATTGACTCAATACCCGATATGAGATCAGACGCTGTGGGGGCTTCAGGTGGCGCGGGAACTCCCACTGTAGATGCTGTATTAAATAACTTCACTGATGCGCTTACTTCAGACATGACAGATTTTAATATTGTATTTATACAATCGTTTGCTCCATCTTGGGAGGGCACTGGAAGCGGGCCTGTAGGGGGTTTTTATGCATACAGAACAGGCACTCTCGGCACGCCATCAACAGGAAACCCTGGCGCATTTTTTGACTCGGAAGGTAATCAATATAAGCCTGCTGACTTTCAAAGATTGTATGCTGAAATGTTCGGGGCTATAACGGGGATAGGTAATGACTCCTCAGCGGCTATCACAAATATGGTTGAAGCTGCCATAAGTCTAGAAAAGCCTTGCTACTTTGATGGCGATATATATTACATAAATACACAATCAAATATACCGGCAGGCTACACTCTAATGAGCTTTTACGCTACTAAGATCGATGGAGATTTAGCGATGTATGGGAATGGTAATACCATCATTAAAAATACCACGCCCAACAATCAACAATACCTATTTTGGGCTGAAGATGTTGAAAACTTGCATATTGAGGGATTGATTTTAGATGCCAATTCTTCCTCTGACATTACTGGCGCGCTATATTGTGCGGGGGTAGCTAATGCTTATCTTGATTGCACGATTAAAAATAGCGGCCCCTTATATTTGTCTGGATCAACAACAAGACAGACAGACAAGGTGCGCGGGAATTTAGTTATTGAATCATCACAAGGCTTTGCTATTAGCGGAAAGTCAGCAGGATTTAAAAGCTTGGATATGTCGGCGCTTATATTAACTTCATGCTCAAAAGGCGTTGAGGTTACAGCTATTGATACTGATGGATTCGGTTACGGGATAACGGCGCCAGAAGTTAACATCAGCAACATATCTGGTGATTGCACCAATGAGTTATATAGCGTCATTAGTGGATCGGTTAATTTTGACACAATAAAGGTTAATGCGGCTAGTATTTTCAGCTTTCCATTGACCACTATTGACGTTGATTTGATTTACGGAAATAGCATTGTATCTAATGGGGATAAGGTCTTTACTTGCACATCAACAACATCAGCGAAAATAAATAGTATTTTTGTCGATAATATTCACGCGAGAGGCGTTACTACTGCATTTGAGTTTGATAATGCATTGCAGGTTGTTGGCGATGTCGTTTTTAATTACGTTGATATTGATGGTACAACAAATGGAATGGTTTTGGGTGATGATACCCAGCTTGGAAATATAACTATAAACGGCGGGACATTTGGAGCAGTATCAAATGGAATAGTTATAAATCAAACCAATGGCCAAAATCTTAGATTTACAGGCTTGAGCCTTGGCGGAACAACTACCATTATCAATGACTCATCAAAAAGTAAAATCACATCAGTATGCACAGTTTATAATGGGCGCGCCGAATATGATGATAATGGTGGAAGCCCTATATACACGCTTTCTGGTTTAATCCCCTCCGATTGGTCTATAGTCTATGAGCGGGGTTCGGGTAACTATGGCTTTAGTGCAATATTAACGCACAATCTTGGTCATAAAGATCTATCTGTTTCAGCGTCTGGGATTGATCCAAACGCCCCATCAGACAATACAGGGGCTTGCCAAGTTTATGCGGCGGGTTACGGTAACAAAAGAGATGATGATATAAGAATTGTATTCTCTAGAAATACGGGCGCAAGTTCCAGCAATGTTTCAAACACATCAGTGAGTTTTGATTTCACAGTCACTTCAGCATGGAATTAAGCAATAATAAAGCAGGCTTTTAATATGTTTATAGATATACAAAAAATGGCGGGGGGCACACCGCTGCCAAGGGGCAAGGTGCATATAGGCGCAGTAGCCACTAACCCTGTTGATAGCCCTATATCAGTATATTCTGATTATAATTACAGCACCCCAATATCTACGCCACTATTTTTAGACGCTAATGGCTTGCCTGTTGATGCTGATGGCGCTCAAGTTAATCTATATTTTAATGCAGACTTTACTATCCAGTTAACTGATGAGTACGCTGCTAACTTTTATCTAACCCCACCAACAGTATCGGTATAAGAGGCAAACATGAACCAGCTGAAATTTAAAACTAGACTAATAACTGCGGCCAGCTCTGTCGTGTATGGACAGCAAGGACTTGCTACTGATAATGAATCAACTAATAAGAGACTTGAGCAAATGAGTGTTCATAAAGTGGATTTAACTTCATTAGGGGCAGGCGTTGCAACAATATCTTTTGACTCAGGCAACGGCCCTAATGGTGCTGAGACACAAAACGCAGGCACAGTAGCATCTTATTATGTTCCTAGTGTAATCGCTATCACAGTAGCTATATCAACAGCAGACACCAATGTGATACTTGAATCATCAAAGGGCTAGAACGTGGCTATAATTGAAAAAGTTATATCTAAAGTCATAACATCACCAGGCTTTAACGGTAAGCCTTGGCTTGCGCCCTCTTCCGAAACAGATCAGGTAATAGCTTTTACATCAGGATCAAACGGTAACGGATATTGGTTCGAGATGCACATTGATGGCATCAAGATTGAACAGGTTCAAAGGTCTCAAAGATCTTCAAGCAGCTATGTCGCCGGTTCATCAATATCGATGTGACAGACGAGAATGATTCCGCAACTACTGATTTCATAACTGATGCAACTTGTCTTGATAGAGAATATACGGACTGTGTTAATGGATCAGTCACATCGACTACAGTTTCATTTTTTATGCGCGCACTTAATAATGACTCAGACCAAAATAACGCAGATACCTGGACTGCAATTTGGAGGAAGGGATAATGGCTTTAATGATAAGCACAGGCTCAACCGCCGCAGGGAAATATACGAGATTATATGATCCAGATGTAGGTGATTTGCTTGTAATGCAAGGCGGTAGAAGCCCATCAGCGAGCAGCCAAACTATTACACTACCTTATGAAACAGAGGATGCAGCGTGGCTGGGAACCACAACA